GAATATCCACTAATGCTTCATTGACGTTACAACACGATTCCGAAATCCCACAAGATTTATACTATAATTTAGAAAAAGATGGAGTAATATTAGATTCAGATTTAGAAGTTAGAAATAATTCTCTTATTTCATATAATGAAAGTTCTTATAATAATACATATGAAGTTCTTGGTGTGGGAACAACTACTTTTGATTTAAATATCAATAAAAAACCAGAAAGATCTTTTTATATTTCAACAGAATGTGATGTTTTAGAATATTCAACCACATCAATTGGGGCAACAGGACCAGTGAAATCGTTGAATATTTTATCTTCAGGAATAGGATATAAAAAGTTACCACTTTTAGTATCTACAAATTCCGATTTTGGATCAGATTTGATTGTAAATACAAAGTCTGATGCGGTAGGATCCGTAAAACAAAGTAAAACTGTCAATAATAAATTTACATATTCTCCAGATAAAACACTGAGACCTACAGCAATTATTTCCCCAACAATTAAATTAAAAAATTCTAGCACTTTAGATCAAATATCTGTTATTGATGGTGGAAGTGGTTATACAACACCTCCAAAAGTAATTTTTGTAGATCCTGAAAGTAGGAATGTAATAGATTCTGGATTAATACAACTTAATTTAAGTGGATCGGCAGTTTCTTCTGCCGATATTGTAGTCGAACCAAAGGGTCTTTCAGATGATAGTGTGGAAGTATTAACGATAGAAAACACTAATGGAATTGCAATAGAAAAAGTAGAATCAATAGATGCAGTGACTTTCAAATGCACAATATCAACACCAGCTGGTGCAAACGCATTTACAATTCAACCCTTTGAAGATGGAGATACTGTGTTCATTGAAGGTGTTCAAAAAATTAGCAATGATGGTGATGGTTTCAATTCTGAAGATTATGGGTTTAGGTTCCTTGAAGTAACTAATTATGATAATAGTGGAATAAATGACACAGTTACAATTAGTGTATCTGGATTAACAACGAACACTGGTACTCCAAAAACAATTCAAGATCTTTCAGGAGTTATAATAAACAGAAAAGACTATCCAACATTCCAAACAGTTCAAAAACAATCTGAATTTTTAATTGGTGAAAAAATATCCTCTAACGAAATAATTAGAGATTTGGAGGTTGTTGAGAGTAATGGAAATGAATTAAAGATTTTTGGTAAATATCAATTATCTAAAGGAGAAATAATTCGAGGAGTAAAGTCAGATAGTATTGCAACAATAGATAGTTTGAAATTTAATGATGGGACCTTCAGTGTTCAATTTTCTAATCTAAGAAACATTGGATGGACTAATGGAATTGGAAAGTTGAATGAAGACTATCAAGTAATTCCAGATAATGATTACTATCAAAATTTATCATATTCTATAAGAAGTTCAATAACATATAAAGATCAGCAATCTCCGGTGGAAAATTTGGTCCATGTTAGTGGATTAAAGAATTTTTCAGATACTCAAATATCTAAATCCACTAATGCAGGAATAGGAAAATCTAATGATGGATTTACTATTATTTACGATATAATTGATGATAAAAGAGTAGATACAATTAATAATTTCGATAATGTTATAGATGAAGATGTTGTTAATTCAAAATCAAAATTACTAAAATTAAAAAACAGAAAACTTACTGACTTTATTGAATTAAAAAATATTAATGTACTGTCAATTGATAATATTGATAATCAGTTCTCTAATTTTGAAGGTGGAAATACTGAATTCTTATCGATAGACGAAATTGTCAATACTAGTTACGAAAAATACTTATTCAGAGTAACCAGTGAAGATCGTACTGAATATCAACTAACAGATATTACTATTTTATCTAGTGAAAATGAATCTTTTATTGTAGAAAATGAATCTCTACAAAATTCTAATCTTCCTTATGGAAGTTTTGAATTATTTGAAAATGAATTTCAAGAAGTTTTCTTAAGATTTAATCCAGTTGAACCATTTAATACTAATTATGATATAAAAATATTGAATCAAAGATTTAATACAAATGTTACAGGAACTGCCGGAACAGAATCTATTGGATTTATAGATTTGATTGGATCTGTAGTTTCGGAATCTGAGGTGGGAATTGGGACAACAACTATATTTAATTTGGTTAAAAATAACTTCAATTCTTTTTATGTTGATGCACAAGTAATTGATACAGTTACAAATGATTTAAATTATGTAAAATTATACATCTTACATGATGACACAAATACTTATTTGTCGGAATATTATATTGACACTGATTTAGGTCCATTTAGTAATAATCAGATAGGAATATTTACATCTTACTTTGATGGTGGAATGATAAAATTAGATCATATAAATTCATCAGATAATCCTATTAAAATACGAACCAATGTTGTTGGATTTGGAACTACAACATCTGGAATTGGTGAATATAGATTTAAATCTACAGATCAAACAAATGGGCAAGAAAGAAGTGTTATTTATGACTCCAATTTTTATTCTACAGTATCTAGTGCTTCTACAGTAATCAATATATTGGATACAACACTATTTGATTCTTCAAAATCTATTGTACAGGTAAGTGCTGGGGCAACTAAAGCTCTTCATCAGATATTGATGCTATTCGATGGAACAGACGTTTACACTCAACAATCACCATTCCTTTCAGCATCAACTACTGATACTTTTGATTATGCTGTCGGTATTGGGACATTTGGTGGAGAAATTAGTGGTAGTGATATATTACTCAAATTCTATCCAGATGATCAAAATCAAGAAATTGATATTGAAATATTAAATACTTCATTTTATAGAGATTTAGATATTTTAAATGATTATAATGATTTATCCTATGGATCTGTAACTCAAAGTGTTGACGAAAGATTCTATAATGCTATTAATTTGAATAGAATTAATAGAACTAATTTTAATTTAACAGTTGATTCCATACCCATATTTTCAAAAACATTTAATCCAAATTCTGTTGCATTAACGTCCACAACAGGTGAATTTAATATTAAAAATCATTTCTTTGCGACTGGTGAAGAATTAGTATACACTCCTAACTCTACTATTATTGGAATAGGAACTAGTCCAATGCAAACTAGTTCCGGAGACTTACCATCAACGGTATATGCAATTAAAATTACAGAAGATAAGTTTAAAGTTGCATTATCAACTTCTGCAGCTTTAAGTAATAATGGGGTTACATTTACTTCTTTAGGAGAAGGAAATGCTCATAAACTTTCTATGAAAGAAAATAATACTAAATGTATTATTACTATTGATGGATTAGTTCAATATCCAATAGCATTCACCAAAATATCACACACTTTATCTGGAAATGTTGGAGGTTCTTTAGGAATCAATACTACTTTTGTTTCCTTGAGTGGAATTTCAACAGTTAATATACAAGATATTCTGTATGTTGACGATGAATACATGGGTGTGGTTAACATTGGATTTGGAAATACTAATACTGGACCAATCACTAATGAAGGAGTCATAGCTCTTGCTGAAGTTAAGAGAGGATTTGTGGGATCTTCTGCAACATCCCACTCTGATGGATCTAATGTAAGAGTTTATAAAGGAGCATTTAATATTGTAGATGAACAAATTCATTTTGCAGAACCACCGAGAGGAAATCCACAAATAGATAAAACGAAATCTAATTTGGATTTTGAAACATCTTCATTTACAGGTAGAGTTTTCTTAAAGTCTAATTATGATGCCAATAAAGTTTATGATGATATTTCAGATGAATTTACTGGAATAGGAAGAACATTTGCATTAACTGTTCAAGGTTCGAATTCAGTTGGTATTGGAACTAGTGGTGGAAATGGTCTTGTATTCATTAATAACATATATCAATCACCAAAAACTGCCAATAATCCATTGCAATTTAATTATTTAATTTCTGAAGATTCTAGTGCAGGAATATCAACTGTTGAATTTTCTGGAATTGCAAGACCAGACAATCCTCTTATTCTTGTTTCTTCTGAAACTGATGTCAACCTTAACGAAACTCCAAGAGGTGGAATTATAGTTTCTTATGGATCTACTCCTGGACTTGGTTTTGCTCCTCTTGTAGGTGCTTCTGTAACTGCTATTGTTGGTGCTGGTGGTTCTATTACATCAATAGGAATAGGGACAACAGGAACATTTGGATCTGGATATAATGGATTAGTTTCTATTGGAGTAAGTATTTTTGAAGCAGGTCATTCTGGCGCAGCTGCGACAATAACAGCAACCGCAAATGTTGGTGCTGGTGGATCTTTGACATTAAATATTGTTAATGGTGGATCAGGATACGTAGATCCACAAATATTTGTTTCTGACCCATCATATGATAATCTTCCTATTGTTGGAGTTTCTAGAATTGGATCATCTGGAATAGCAGCGACCACCGATACTGGAATTGGTTTGTTACTGGATCTTAAAGTTGGAGGGGCATCTACTACGGGTATAGGTTCTACTTATTTTGAGGTTACTGAATTTAAAATTTCAAGACCTGGTTATTCATTCCAGAGAGGTGATGTATTTAAACCTGTAGGTTTAGTTACAGATTCTTCTTTATCATCACCATTATCGGAATTTACTATAAATGTAGTTGATACATATTCCGATAATTTTGCTGCTTGGGAATTTGGAGAACTTGATTATATTGATTCTATTAGTCAACTTCAAGATGGTGTAAGAACAAGATTCCCCCTCAGATATAATCAAGAGCTTTTAAGTTTTGAAGCAGAGGAAGGATCTGCACTTGAAAAAAATATTAATAACCTATTGGTTATTTTTATCAATGGTGTTATTCAAGAACCTGTAGTCAATTTCCTTTTTGATGGTGGAACTACATTTGCATTCACTAGAGCACCATTACCAAGTGATGAAGTTGAAATTTATTTTTACAAAGGTATAAGAAATACAGACTCTCAAATATTCACCGGTATTTTACCAACAATAAAAACTGGTGATATTGTTCAGGTAATAAGTAACAATTCTATTCCAGATACAATAACACAAGATGAAAGAGTTGTTTATAATATAAGTGGTTCAGATAAAATTGAAACAGATCG